TTCTGCTTTGGTCATAGGAGAGGGGAGCTCAATCAAATCGATATCCGTATCGCCTTGCTTCTGCAAGTTCTTAATTCGAAGAACCTTATCAGAACAGAAACGAACTTTAATCTTACCCTGGTTTCGGGATACACCTGCTACTGTAAACATATCAACGCCTTTCATAATATAAAAAATACTATCAAACACCCAGGCCCTGGCCTGCCATCAGATAGTTGGTTACCTTAGTAACCATAACATCCTTAGATGTAGCTCGATCCAATTCATAGATGAACTTATCTTTGGTTGTACGTTTACCAGAGGATTCTTCGATCAATCCTTTGCAAATAATTCGAAAGCCTTCGAGAGTTGCGGACTGATATTGACTAAACAAGAATTTCATACCATCTTCACCTACTGTATCCTTTTTAACGCGCGCTCGTGAGTTTGTCTGTGTCATATAGTGCTCCTTTTGAACATACGTTATTATAAGCTATTTTGGCGTTACGTGCAACTTTTGGATGGTCGTTACGTAATGAAAAAAGAGCCTTACGGCTCTTCTTTCTCTAGTTCCTCTACGTCAAGTAACCCTCTATCTATTAGTTCCGTTACGGCTTCTTCGATACCTTCGTATCTCCCTTTCCAGTAACAGGCGTAACAGGCCGCAAGCATCAGGGCGATTTGAATAATATCTCCCCCAGTCAGCAATACATCGTTCATCTAAGCCTTTCGGTTATACAGTTACGTACGGCATCCATTGATATGTTTTCTTTAGAAGCCGGTTCTTTATCTTGGACCAATCGTCTCCTTTAAAAATCTTTTTATAATAATTATAAGACCAAAGCTTCTTTCTAGAATCAATTGTCTTAAGTATTTCGTATGGATCTTTTTTTGGATAGCAGAACTTAATCTCCATCGCAATATCATGCCCGTAGGCATCAATCTCGTCTATGTCTGCCAGATATTCTTTTTCTTCTGTAATAGAACCCGATAAGTTACGAAAATCTATTGTACACGGTACCCCATCCGTTTCCCTATTCTGCCATTGTAACTCATGAATCGTTTCATGCTGGCAGACCTGAGATACTGCAAACTTAAACTCTCTCCAATTTTCATTGGTAATAGTGTAATGTTTTGTTTCTTTGGGAAAATTGAGTATGATATATTTAACATTCTCTTCCATGTCATAAAGACCGGAAACAGAAATATCATCAGGACCGTAATCTTCGAATGTCTCGAATCGGAATTTGAAAGGTAGCTCGGCTCTCTTATATCCTCGAGTGAGAATACCGGCAATCTGATAGTATGTAGGACGTCCTAAAAGTCTAGATTTTTTATCTTCTAAAACTTGATCTATAGCTGGTGCAAGATACATAGGACCTCCTTTTAACTATTTATACCTTAATACCGGAGAAGTCCTTTTTCTTAAACATTTTAGACATACCAAAGTTGCTGTTCTCGTTATCTTCTTGACCGGAATCAGCTAAATTACTTTGCGCAATATCCTCTAAGTCATATAGTCTCATCTTCGCGCGATCAATACCAATCATAAACCGCTTATATAATGTTGGGTCATTATATCGGTTTTTTAACTGTTTGACCATGATCTGATTAAGACCTTCGAGTTCTTCTGTACTTATTAAGGCAAACATAAAATCTGCCGTGGCGGGTAGACCGAAGGATTCGGACGTATCAGTCAGTTCCACATCAGTGTTCGAGTAACCCGAACGCGTAGTTTGCGTAGCTGACACGATAGGTAAATTAAATTCTACAGCAAGACCTCTTAACTCTTCAGCAATGGCTTTGATATATGTATAAGAATTTACCCCGCCACCAGGCTTAAATCTAGAGGATGCGCAGATGTTCAGATAATCGATAAAGATGATATCTGGCTTAAATGAACGTTTTAATGCTAATTCATTCAATAAACCTTTGAAATGACCTACGTGAGCGGATGCAGTAGGATATTCCTTAATAATCATCTTACCATGAGATTTACCGTTTACTTTCTCAATTCTACCTTCAAACATCTGTTTAGGTAGATCTTTCAATTGATCAATCTCAACATTAAGTAAGTTAGCATCAACCCGCTCGGCAATTCTCTCTTCTGCCATCTCCATCGTAATATAGAGAACGTTCTTTCCTAGTGAAAGATTGGCGGCAGCCATGTGACACATAAAAAGAGACTTACCCACACCAGTACCAGCCAGAGCAATATTAAGCGTCTTGTTTGGTAGGCCTCCATTTGTAATTTTGTTGAATAAACTAAGATCAAATGGAAGGCGAGACTCCACACGATTATAAAACTCAAAGCGCTCGCTAGAATCTTCAAAGTAATCATGGCCCACGGATGAATCAAAACAGACACCTAGTGCCTCCTGTAATAGTGAAGGAATACCATCTTTAGTAAAGTTCTTATCTCTACCTTCCATAATACCAATCGATTGAAGAATGGCATTATAGACGGCTTTATCTTTACAGAACTTTTCCGTCTCATCTAAGAGCCAATCAGCGTTTGGCTTCTCGTATGTCTCTAGTTCTTTTACTAACTCGGTAGTCTCTTTAAATACCCCTTCAGGTAGATTAGAGTTTTGTAATGTAATACCCAGTGCTTCTGTAGTCGGTGGTTTATTATACTTAACTACAAAGTCACTGATAAGTTTATAGATCGTTCTTTCACCTTCATCTGTAAAGTATTCAGTCTTTACAAACGGCAGAACCTTTCGCATATAGTCTTCATTGTGGACCAGATTCCTTAGAATCGTTGTCTCCAGCCTGCTTGTGGTCATTAATTGCTTCTCTCAAAATATCGTTAATAATTACTTCAATGACTGCCTTAAACATGTCACTCTTTACTGCTTCGTCTGTAATTAAATCTGGCTTATGTACTATATGATAATCTAAAGCAAGCCTATCACTACCTTCATCTGGGAAATCTAACTTTTCGATCTGAACCGCTACACCGTTAAACTCACCATCAACAATTTCAAAGCCCCAGTCCTTCTCTCCAACAAACCAGGGTTTATATAACTCATTCCTCAGCATCAGCATACTCCTTGGTAATATCATCATCACTCAGGATTGCACCATTAGCAACTTGGTACGTTTCTTTGACCCATGTCTGGAATGAAGGTGATTGCAAGATCTGTAGCCAGAACTCTTTAGTATCGCATTGTGCGGCACGGAACTTCTGATCTTCGATCTCACCGGTCTCTTTATTGACACGTGAATACCAACCGTTAGATGGTTTAATAACGTGACCGGATTCAAGAGCCATATCTAACAACCCAGACCAACGACTGATACCACCATCGTGACGAACGGTAACAGGGATCTTAGACTTCTCTCTTACATAACGAGACTTCTCAACGTTAATAATAAAGTTATAACCTACAACCTCAGTACCTTCTTTTTCTTGCTGACGGCCAAGAATAAAAATATTATCGGCGGCATAATAAGAACCAGTACCACCACCTACAACGTCTTTAGCGTACAGTTCCATTGTCTTGTAAGTATGATTAACTACAATCATTGGAATGTCTTTAAGCGATAGGTGAGGTGTAATCATACGGAACAAAGACTTGATCTGCTTTGCACGTGACATATCTGCAACCGACTTACCTTCCAATGCATCTTCGACTTCTTTCTTAGATGCAAGATTACCGATAGAATCGATAATAATAATCAAATGATCATTACGCTCAACCCCCTCTAACTGAGTCATAACGTCGAACTTCAATTGCTCAATATTAGTTAGAGGAGTATGAATGACGCGACTAGAATCAATGCCGAAAGAATCAAAGTATGATTGAGGGGTACCGAACTCAGAATCATAAAAGAGTAGAGCGGCATCAGGGTACTTGTCCAGATAGGACTTAGCCATCAATAAAGAAAAAGCAGTCTTAAAGTGCTTCGATGGCCCTGCCCACATCGTCAGACCTGGTGTAAGACCCCCATCCAGTTTACCCGACAATGCAATATTAATTGCGGGGATAGAAGTAGGAATCATATCCTTCTTCTGAAAGAACTTCGAATCGGCTAGAATAGCCGTATCTTTAATCGTAGAATTTTTCTTAATTTTATCAAGTATAGACATAGTATATTTCCTTATAGATCACTTATTATAATATAGTAATGAGTTACAATCAATCACTGACACCAGCTTTGTTTTGCTTCACCGAAGTACTCACGCGCATAACCGTTCTTGATTAATTCGGCTCGTAAACTTACACCGTTAAGAATCATATCACCAAGTACACGACCACCAAATTTATCCCAACCATATAACGTTACTTGATGCTTTTGTGTAGTAGCGACTGCGTTCTTAGTAAATGCTGATGCCGCCTGGCCACGTTGATCTTCACTTGGGCACTGGGCACGGTGACCTTTTTCTGGTGTATCGACTCCGAAGATACGAACGGCTAGTTCAGGCTTAAATGGCGCTGGCAAAAATGGTGCAGCAATAACTACTGTATCACCATCGTTAACTCGTAGAATCTTTGCATCATATGTTACACCTTGTGGTGTTTTTTGCGCAAAAACTTGTGTTACTAATAAAAGAGATAGAACTGTAATAAACTTTTTCATCCGAATAATCCTTCTAAAGATGCGGTTTCTCTAACTTGCCAACCAATACAGCTGAGTAGAGAGTTAAGGGGTTCGAGGAACGACTTCTCGAACATTTTATCGTAGTCAATATAATCGCGTATACTGAACTCAGGTGGTACTTCACCAGCAAATGTAATAACGTGTGTACCCAACGGGTTCGGTTCACGAAGATATAAGAACTTAATCTTATCACCTTCCTGAATCAATTGATACTTCTTTTCTAGCCCCTTACTTGTGACTAGATGATTATATATCAGAGCACCTCTCACGTGAATAGGAGTACCCTTCCTAAAGATACCATTTGAATCAGCATACTCTTTGATACCGTTAACACCTCGGGGAAATGCAATATCTTCAGGTTCCAAACTATGCCATTTAGCCTCTAAGTCAGATACGAACTTTCTTAGAGTCATTTCGTCTTTAGTAAGAGCGATCGACACAGCCTCTTTGAGTGCCTTACGAACGGGGGCAGGGGTAGATGAACGAACAATCTCCATACCCAGTACTTTTAGTTTAGGTGGGTCGTAGGCAACACCTTCGGAGTTATAAACGTTAACAGCATAACGTTTCTTAGCAATCCAGATACCCCTATCGGCGATAATCTCGCGCTTGAACTTAATCTTACGCTGATAGGTGTTTAGATAATCCGAGAAAGACTCACAAGCACCATTGATCGTCGGTTCAATTTGAGTTGCGCAATATTTGTCGAGGACGTCAACGACTGCTCGCTTATCTTTGCCCTTGAGATTTTTATCAACCAATGAACCAAGAGTAATATAGGTAGAATCGGTATCAGAGTAAAAAGAATAATCAACATCTTTAGTTCCCACTTCCTTATTAACAAACTCATTTAATTTTTTAGCAACCGATCGAATAATCAATTGACCAGACATCGTAATACCTTCAGCCACTCGAATATCGTAATAGCGGAAGTAGATATTACCCATCGCACCATAAAGTGAGTTCATCAAAATCTTCGCAGCCATCTGCTTTGAATTAAGACTTGCAATCTCACCTTGATACTTCTTATCTTTAGTTTCTTCATACTTACTTTGAGCGGCTAACATAAGCTTTTTAGCTTTCTGTCGTTCGGCAAAGTAGTACTCAATCAACTGAGGAAAGATACCTTTAGTATCCCGTCTAAAGCATTGACCATTGGCAGCCATTGCCCAGTTATTATCTTTTACCTGATCGGTATTGAACTCTCGATCAATCAGACGCTGGATAGATCGATCGTCGTCAGCTAAGAACTTCTGCCCGTCAACTAAAGTCTCTGGAGACATATTCCAGGTCATGATAATCGAAGGATACAGAGAAGTAGCATCGAAAGAAACAACCCAATCGTATTGTGCAGGTTTAGGTTCCTTCACAAACGCACCCATGATACTTCGATCCATCTCTGGGTCAATATTAGGTGGGTTATGAACAATGATCTTATCTTTTAAGAGCTTGTTATAGAGAATACAGTCCCAGGTTCTTACAGATGAAAAGATATCGGTATAGTTACACTTAGCATCGTACGCCATAGTAAGAATCAAAGTAATGATTCGCATCTTATCTTCAAGACGGTCAACCAACTCTACGTCTCGAATATTATAGTCTACGAATAGTTCCCAGTCCTTGGTATAGAACTCTTTGAACGTTGCATGAGGGTTCTTTAACTTCTGCTCACCCAGTTCTTCTAATGCAACTGTATCCAGTTTATAATTCTCAACCATCTTATAAGAGAACTTCTTATACAGATCCATGAAGTCAAGAATAGAGATACCAGCCCAGTCATAAGCCAATTGAGTACGACCTCGTGCAGTCGGTACCTCATGCTGACGAACAACACCCCAGGGTGAACATTCATTCAATGCCTTCTCACCAAGTACCTTAATGATACGTGAAGACAAGTACGCAATATCGAATAACTGACTATTCCAACCAGTAGTTACATCAGGGTAATCAGACTTATGATGATTAATGAACTGACGTAGTAGATCGAATTCATCCTTACACTGAATATAGGTAGAGTTTTCTTGTTTAGGTAGATATGGACCACAACCAAACGTAGTTAACTGCTTGGTATTAAAATCCTGAACAGTAATAAGAATAATCTGTTCTTGAGCATTCCTGGAGTCAGGGAATCCGTATTCAGTCGTCGTCTCAATATCGATAGTCACAATCTTCATTAGAGACGTATCGAACTCAATCATATCAGGAAACATCTTACTGATGAACTGATAGCTATAGTTCTTATTGCCAAAAATGGGAAAGTTGCTTACTTCTTTATACTGATCGACAAACTCACGCGCTTCTTTAATCGAACTGAACTTAATCTTTTCAAGGTTTTCACCCCAAAGAGATTTAAACTCTGATGGTTTACCAGAACGAACATACAGGGTAGGTTGAAAGGGAATCTTTTGATTTACGCGTTTTCCGTCCTTAAAACCACGGAAGTGAACGCTATTCCCACGAGTAAAGATATTGGTATAGAAGAGCATTTGTCTATTATATATTACCTTGCAAGACGTTGCAAGCCCGTTTGGTCATAAATATAATCGTAAACCCAACAACCCAAAAGGTAATAAAATGAAGATCACCTATAAAATAGGCGCATTCTTCGTTATGTCTACATTACTGTCAGCGTTACATGCGCAAACGACATATGATTCGAAAACTCTGGTAGATACTAATAATGCATCGACTAGTACCAGTACTGTAAATAGTACAAACACCAATAATAACAATAACGTTAATATCAACACAACTACTGTTGATAGTAAGTCTGTTAATTTGAATACAAATATTAACGATTCAAAGTCGGTGTCTACAAATACCAACTATCAGTATGGTACGATGACTAACAATAATAATAACGTTAGTACATCAACATCTACAGCAACATCTGTAAATACTAATAATAACAATAACGTAAATACATCGGTTTCTACAGCTGTCAGTGATAACAAGAACGTTAATTTAAATACCTCGACTTCTGTGAGCGATAATAAGAACGTAAATATTAGTACGTCTGTATCTGACTCTAAACAGATTATAGATTCATCTAACTTAAACACCAATATCAATAAATCCGAAATTACTCAGAAAGTAGTTCAACCCCCACCAACAGCTATTGCACCCGCAATGATGTCTGGTGGTAACAGTGATCTATGTTCGACAGGTGTTTCAGGCGCCGTTCAAACTCAAATCTTCGGTGTAGCCGGTGGTGGTACAACCCGTGATTTAAATTGCGAACGCTTAAAGTTATCTAAAACTCTTTATGACATGGGTATGAAAGTTGCCGCTGTTGCAACAATGTGTCAAGACCGCCGGGTCTATGATGCGATGTTAGCCGCTGGTACACCTTGCCCGTATGAAGGTAAGATTGGTGAGCAGGCAAGAGCTGCCTGGGAAGCCAATCCTGATAAGATCCCTGTTCTAGAAGATCACAATAAAGAGAGAACTAATGCTGCGAAAAATATCGGCCTGGGTGCTATTGGCGCTTACCTGCTACACCGTCTCTTCTAACGCTCAAGATTACACAACCGGTAATGTAATTAACCCGGCTGCTTGGTCGGGAGCGATATACGGGAATCTACCTGGTGATTGCTGTACTGGCGGCCCAGCCCCTCTTTACAACAACCAGCTAGGCGGCGGTGGTATTGCGTTCTCTTACGGGGGCGGTACCGTTAGTCAAGATATTAATATTAATCAAATAATGTCTGGTACTGGTATTGTTGTCCGTGGGTTCAACTATCACTGGCATGTTACTACTAATTCTGCTAACGGCGTTGACCCATTGTACGGTAGTGTAAAGTTATTCTCTAATACAAATAGTGTTCTGGAGTCGTTTAACTATAATTATACTGCCGGTATGAATGAAACGATCTTTCAAGGTACTGAAAACTTTAGTACAAATTATAGTCTAGCAGCCGTAAGTAGATTGAATGTTAGTTTTTCTGGTAGCGATGGCGGATTTTGGGGTGGCTACTACGGACCAAGAGTAAACCATGTCGTTGTATCATTGAACTATAGTGTTGATCAATGTACTGCTAATCCTTTGTATAGCACTCAGTGCCCTGGGTATGCTCAGGCCTATCAAGCTATGCAATGTACAG